CTCGGAGGATATCTATACTGATAGTTCAGCACGAGGAGTCTTTGATGACACAGATGATTATGAATACCAACAGGAGAATGCAAATGGCTTACAATCCAAAAACCTACAACCTATTCCAACAGATAGATATCTCAAACGCTTTGGAAAAGGCTAGGAAACACCTAGACGAAACAGAAGAAGAGTCACCCTCTATCTGTATCAAGAGTGACAAACCCTTTGCTCTAGCTATGAGATTTGCTAGATACATCAGAGCCTTTAGAGAGCAGATGAAAGGGATAGAAGATATAGATGAGGGCAAGTATGACTTGCTAAGAATTATGCATGACAAAGATGTTGTGCGTATAACACACTCAATGGAAACTAAACAACTTAATTTAATCAACGAACAAACAGGAGAGGAACTATGACAAGAACTTATTCTTTAACTAGTGAGAGAAACAGAAACATAATAGTATCATCTAACAAAATAGATGACCTACGAGCAGTGAGAGATAAATTAAATAAGATAGACAAAGACTACATAAAAACTACGGATATAAAAATAAATGCGGTTAACTTTCAAATCGTAGAAAGCGGAAAATAAAATGGTAGAAAATGATTTAAGAAAAGAGTTTGAAAATTGTGTCAACGAACTCAAAGAGCCTTTGTTGGATATGTCAAAAGAATATTCAACTGGAGTTATCATGGGAGCAATGCTTGAAGTAAGTCTTCGTATGCTTATGATGTCAGTAGGTACAGCAGGCACACTTAAAATATTTGGTGCGTCAGTTGCCAACATAGCAGAGCTTGGGCCTTTGATTGACAAGATGGTAGAGAGTGGTGCAGTTGTAGACCCTCTTGACTTTACTTCAATTACTGGTATAAGAATAGTACCAGACCCAGAGGAAACAATACATTAACAGGAGAAACATTATGGAAATACCAAAGAAAAAATTCAATGTAGTAACAGGACATATGCATACCAAACACTGGGAGATTGAAGCCTATGATAAAGCTGACGCAGAATCAAAGCTACCTTCATTGCTCGAAAGTCTTGAGTATAGTAAAGAACACAACCAGTACACCTCTAAGGTATACAAAGAAAACTTAAAGACTATACCAGACGCAGTAATCATGGCAGTAGAATCGCCCAACGAACTTGATGATAAACAAAGAGCGGAGCAACAACATGTCGAATGAAGAACTAACAGTACCCACTGAATATCTAGAGATGGATCCAATCGATCTGGCTCAAGATGATAAAGGTATTGAAGCTATCATTACTTATCTACGAGGTACACGAGAGAATATAAAAGCCGCCGAGAAATCTGGCAAGAGAATCACTGCCAAAGCGGCACGCACTAAACCAAAACAGTTTGATCAAGACCCATTGGCGATGATCTTAAAGGATGTGTAGTGGAAGAACAAACAATCAATCTTAAAATGCATGAACTTCCTCAAATAATATTGATGGAAGCACAACTGCCTATGCCAATGGTAGATGATCTCAACACATATCTTGACAACCTTATGGTAGCGGAAGACAGGTTAGATCATTCTAAAAATTTAGTGGGGCAAATACAAAGCGGTCAACAATTAACTATGAATGCAGAAGATGAAAAAGTTATAAGGTTTACACAAACTATTAATCAACTTGGCATGGAATACATTAAACATTTTGTAAGAAGAATAGGTTCAAGTAAATTATTTCCAGACAATATGCAAGTAGGGGTAGACGAGATGTGGTCAGTGCACAGTTATGAAGGAGACTACAATCCTATTCACGACCACAGTGTGCCATCTATAACAGGACTAGCTGCAACAACCTGGACTAAAGTACCAGAACAAATAACAAAACAAAAAAGCCCTAACGATGGTGAGTACAATTTGTTCGGAGCATCTGGTAACAGTGATGGGTTTCTTGCTTTTAATTACGGCAAGACATCTTCGTTAGACAATCCAATGTTAAAGCCACCGACCACTTGCACCATTCAACCAGAGGTTGGTAAGTTATTTATCTTTCCTATATGGTTACAACACATGGTGTATCCATTCAAAGGTGAGGGTGAGAGAAGAACTATTGCGGCAAACTTATGTGGCTGGCACAAAGACAATGCAGAAAAAGAATCAATAATAAACAAAATGTACAAGGAGTAATTATGATGGACGATGGAATAGGATATATAGAAGCACCACACTTTCCAAAATATGTATGGCAAAGTAATGGTACAGCAAAACAAATGGTATGGGATACCTCTAGCTTATCGGCATTTTCATCGTGCCCCCGCTACTATAATTATCAAAACTTATTAGGGTATAAATCTAAACAATACTCATCAGCTACTGGCTTTGGGTCAGCAGTTCATGAAGGCTTTGAAGAATTAGATCGTGGCAGATTTGAGGGCAAGTCAAAAGATGAGTCTGTCAAGAATGCTATCAAGTTAATACTGTTAGAATTTGGCGAAGAGTTATTACGTACCGAAGATAAAGCTCGAGGACTTGAGGCAACCATGCGCGCTATTGTATGGAGAGCCGAAGAGTTTTGGGAAGACAGTATCAAGGTTGCTACCATGCCAGACGGAGACCCTGCGCTTGAGCAAAGATTTGAAGTACCTTTCTCTGCAACAGGTGAGAGATTGTCTGGTCGTATAGATAAAGTTGTAGAACTAGACAACGAACTTTACGTAGTAGATACTAAGACTACCAAGACAGGCTTGACTGGTTATTACTTTGCAAACTTCACACCCAACAATCAAGTGTATGCATATCTATGGGCGGCAAAACATATACTAAAGTTACCTGTTGTTGGTTTCATAGTAGAAGCGGCGCAAACTGGTGTGAACTTTACACGCTTTGAACGTGCAGTGTTTAAAGTTAATGATGAAGTAATACAAGAATGGTACATAGATTCTATGCACAAGATAGACTTATCTAATCTATATGCGAAAGATAATTATTATCCTGCTGACTTTACTGCATGTAGTAATTATGGTGGCTGTAAATTTAGGGAAGTATGTAATGAAGCACCTTCACGCAGACACATAGTTGTAGAGTCAGACTTTGATAGAGAAGTACACAAGGACTTAAGAAAAGAAGATAACGTATTTGAATTTCCAAGCGATGAATTAGAAATAGAAGTTGAGTTAGAATGAAAAAGTTTATTGACAAATTTCTAGATGCGTTACCAGGACTAATTATACTAGGCTATATACTTTATGTAGTCATAACAGCAATAATTTAAACAGGAGAAACTATGGGAAAATATTTAAAAACACCAATGGATCACAAGATTGTAGACTATCTATCGATAGAACTATTTAAACTAGATCCAAACAATGAACACCTTAACAGGTTTATGAATATGAAAACTGAAGAAGGTTATCATATAACTAAAACAATCAATGCGTTCAAGAAAACTAACGAGCTACCAACAGGATATAATACTGATGGTTCTTGGAAAGAAAGTTATTGACGGATTTAAATTAATTTGGTATAATGCAAATACAGGAGAAATATTATGGGAGATTTATTAGAAAATTTATTATTTAAAAACAAACGAGTAATAGTCTTTGGACTACCAGGAGCTTTCACTCCTACTTGCTCGTCTAAACACTTACCAGAATACGAGGCAATGGCAGATGAATTACTACAATATGTTGATGATATTTACTGTGTATCTGTTAATGATAAGTTTGTTATGGACGCATGGGCAAATAGTTTAGGGATAGAAAAAGTTAAGATGTTACCAGATGGTAATGGTGATTTTACAAACAGACTTGTTATGCTAGTAGATAAAAGCAACAAAGGATTTGGTAAAAGATCATGGAGATATTCTGCTGTGTTTAAAGATGGAAAGATCGAAGAGATGTTTGTAGAAAAAGGTAAAGGACACAATGTTCCAACAGACTACGACCCTTATGAGGTTAGCGATCCTTATACCATGAGAAAATATTTAATAGGAGAATAAGATATGGCAAGCATTAAAGAACATGCATCAACAGATGTAACTAAACTATTACTGGTAGGCGATAGTGGATCTGGTAAGACTGCGGCACTAGCTTCATTAGCTAATGCTGGGAAGAATCTTCGTATACTTGATTACGATGATGGTCTTTCTATATTACCAGACCTGCTAACTCCAGAGGGAGTCAGTCGTGTATCGTATGTAACTCTTAAAGATCCAATCGGTAAGGCGGAAGCCTTTCGTAAGGGGGCAAATTTAATTGCTAATTGGAAAGATGGAGACGAAGACTTTGGTTCAGTAAAGACTTGGACTAAGGACGATGTACTTGTAATTGATAGTCTTACTCTTATGGGTGAGTCAGCATTACGTAGTGCATTAGTATTCAACAATAAGAAACCAACCGAACAACCATCTCAACCAGAGTGGGGAACAGCGGCACGAGATGTGCAACACCTCATACAATATATAACTGGTTCAGAAGTTCCGTGTAATGTAGTGGTGACAACGCACATGCAATACATGGAAGGGGATTTGGGTGTGAGTAAATCATATCCAACTAGTGTCGGCTCAAAGCTATCTACAAAATTGGGTCGATACTTTAACTGTGTTTGTAGAGTGGACACTAAGAGTTCAAGCAAAGGCACAGAACGTTCTCTAAGAACTGTATCAGATCATCGAATGGATCTTAAAGTTCCTGCGTTAGATATATTAGAACCTAACACAGAGCTTGATCTTGCGAAATTGTTTGATGCAATTCAAGGGAATGCGAAGAAGAAGTTGTCAAAACCAATGTCAAAATAGGAGGTATATACCATGACAGGATCAGACGTGGGTGACTTTTTAAGTATGTCACCAAATGAAGTACCACAAACGGTTACTTTGCCAGAGGGTAGTTACGATTTTGTAATTACTAGCTATCGTTCAGACAGAGTAGGTGAGAACCAAACTCCGTTAGTGAAGATAAATGTAAAAGCTACAGGAGTTATCCAATCAGATTTGGATGCGGCTGATATAGCTAATGCAGAACCAACAAGACTAGAGTATTGGGCAACACCTAATGCTATGAAACAAAAGAATCCAGCGATGTCTTTGAAGAGCTTCTTAACAGATGCTTTAGAGATGGACCAGGATCAATCTTTTGGAGAGTTGCTTGAACAAGCAATCGGCCAGTCTTTTTCTGGTGTTGTGAAACACGAGATGGTTGGTAAGAACAAAGACATATTACAAGCTTCTATTAAAAAGATTATTAATAAGTAGTTTGTGATAGCATGAGTGAGTACGCAGTACATAAGCGGGTTGAGTCACAGATTCCAGATTCTGGGAATTCTATTTGCATAGTTTTAGAATATCCTACGACTACCGAATCTAGACTTAACAAAATAAATACAGGAGGCATACAGCAAGTATTGAATCCCATGTGCGCACTCGCAGGCATAGACGCACAATCTGTTATGCTCACTCATGCATTTCAACTGAAGCCAGCACAAGAAAATGCTCAGTTCTTTTTCCATAAGAGGAATGAGTATAAGGCTATCAAGAAAGAAGGGGAGTGGCAGTCAAACTATTCTCCTTCTCAATACGGATTTTTAAAACAAGACTATGAGCAAGATATTAAAAGATTATACAAAGAGATCAACGACTTCAATCCTAATATTATAATTACTATGGGAGGCTTAGGTCTGTGGGCATTAACAAACATAGATAAGATAGGATCTTATAGAGGAGCATTGACATATTCAAACGTAGGTAACTTGCATAGACCATACAAGATCATGCCAACATACAGTCCGTTTGCAGTTCTTAAAAACTATTCATTCAGACCTACAGTAGTAAGTGATTTAAAGAAAGCAGTACAAGAATCTACAACTAAAGACATAGAAAATACTGAAAGAGAAATATACATAGAGCCTACCTACGAAGAGGTTGTACAATTTTTTAAAGAATGCAGAGAAGAAAACAGTGAGGACAATCCTTTATCATTTGATATTGAGACAGCAAGTGGGGAGATAACTTGTATAGGATTTGCCCCATCACCTAAAAGATCAATGGTTATACCATTCAGAGATATCACAAAGAAGTCTCAAGCATTCTATGATTACACTACAGAGATAACTATCTGGAAAGAGATAGCTAACTTATTACAAGATGAAAAGATAACTAAGGTAGCACAGAATCAAACTTATGATGTGTCTTGGTTGAGTTATAAATACGGAATAGATGTAGCAGGAACTGTACATGATACCATGCATGCACAACATTCTCTCCAGCCAGAAATGGAAAAAGGATTAGGTTTCTTGGGATCTATTTATACTAATGAAGGAGCATGGAAGAACCTTACAAGTTTTTCTAAGAGTACAAAAGCAGAGGAATAAACTTTTATGAAACGTCCCCAATACTTTGCGGCAAAGCCGTTGGAGGAAGAGTACATTCCAGTAGAGAATGAAGTAGTATTGTGGCGCTCAGTACTTGATCAAGCTATGCAAGACATTGCATACACTGGTGTGGATAAAGAGTATATAAAGTTTAGAGAAGATGCAATCGAATGGTTGTTTAATGATGAAGAAGACTTTGATTTAATATGTGACTTTGCTATGTTAGATGCAAAGAAATCGAGAGAAGAATTTTTTTATATAATGGGGGTATCAAATGACAAGCGTAAAAGAAATGACTGAACTAGTTAAAAAGATGGAAGATAAAAAAGATGATGACCCAGTAAACTTTCCGTCTCATTACAACAAGGGAGACATAGGTTGCATTGATGCAATCAAGGCTTGTCAAGGAGATGGATTCAAATACTATTTACAAGGGTCAGCTTTGAAATATATCTGGCGATACGAACACAAGAAGAAACCAATTCAAGATTTAGAAAAAGCTAAATGGTTTATTAACAAACTTATTGAAACCACACAGGAGAGGGATGATGAGGATAATCAAGAACACGGAGATAGCAACTCAAGAGTTAAATAAGGAACAAACTCTTTGGGTATATTGCGGACTAGACTGCTCACTCACTAGTGAGATATGGTCAAAGCTATCAAAAGAATTAGACGATACAACTAAGAACACATATCAGTTTGAACTTAACAGTTTAAAACCTGCACTCAGTATGATGTTGCGTGGACTAAAGGTTGATGAGATGAAGGCAGGAGTAATCCGCGCCCCCCTTGTCAAGAATAGAGTTATGGTTGAGCGCATGTTAAACTTATTTGCTAATGCAGTATGGGATAAAGATCTTAATCACAATAGTCCTGTACAATTAAAAAGTTTTTTATATGAGTGGCTTAACTTACCACCAGTAATTGCATACACTAAAGGTAAACAAAAAGTATCAACAGATAAGGAAGCACTAGAACATTTACGTAAAGAATATCCACGTGCTCGTCCTTTCTGTAATGCTATCTTATCTTTAAGAGATATAGATAAACAATTAAATATTCTAAACTGTGATCGAGATGATGATGGCAGGTTGCGTACATCATTTAAAGTTGCAGGTACAGAGACAGGTAGATGGGCAAGTTCAGAAAGTCCTTGGGGTACAGGAACTAATCTACAAAATATTACAAAAGATATGCGCGAAATATTTGTACCCGATGAAGGCAATGTATTATTTTATGCTGACTTAGAACAGGCGGAGTCTAGGGTTACAGCTTACGTTGCTGGAGATGAGGGATACATTAATGCGTGTGAAGGTGAGGACTTACATACCCAAGTAGTTAAAATGGTATGGCCTAATATGGGTTGGTCTTCTGATCTTGCACAGAACAGAGAGCTAGCAGATCGTCCTTACATTGGACACTTTAGTTACAGAGATATGTGTAAGCGAGCAGGCCATGGAACTAACTATGGTCTATCAGCTACATCTTTAGGTAGACATTTAAAGATAAAGATCTCACACGCAACGAGGTTTCAATTACTTTACTATGGTGGAGTGATTGCGTTGTCATCACTGGAGAGATGGCACAAACAAGATAAGGAAGGTGGTTTCCAAGAACTAATTGATGGGGGCACGATTATAGGGACTGGCCCATCTTCCTTAGTCAGAATACAAGGAGCGTTTCCAGGCATACGTAAGTGGCATGATGAGACTGCGAAGCAGTTGCAATTAGAGGGCACACTTACAACTCCATTAGGTAGACGTAGACAATTTTGGGGCAGACTAGATGATGCCACAACATTACGTAAAGCTATTGCGTATGTACCACAGTCTACCATTGGGGATTTATTAAACATAGGATTGTATCGTGTGTGGAATGAATTAAAAGATGAAGGCGTTGAAGTATTAGGACAAGTACATGATGCTATTTTGGGGCAGTTTCCTATTGGCACAGAAGCTGATATCATTCCTAAGATATTAGAGCGCATGAAAAATCCCATGCAAGTAGGCGGCAGAGAAATGATAATTCCTTCTGATTGTGAGACAGGTCTCGATTGGAAGAACATGAAGAAATGGAAACCACATGAGTAGAAACTATACAGACTTTATACAAGCATCAGCAGATGCTATCAAAGGCAGTCCAATACCTAAACCTTTTGCACAGTGGAGTGCATTGAGTGCTGTAGCTGGAGCCATGGGTAGACGTGTGTGGTACTCAATGGCTAACTATGATATTAGATCTAACAACTTCATAGTTTTAATTGCACCACCTGGTAGAAACAAATCAGTAAGTTTGATTTTACCATTCACAAAAGTATTCAGCAGACTAACTACACCAATAGGTACTACTGAAGATGATCAGAACTTTAACTCTGGATTAGATCAGTATGGCTTACGTAATTATCCTCTGTATGTAGTACAAGATAGAATCACGCCAGAAAAATTAGCAGTAGACATGACTAAGATTACTAGATTAGATCTGCGCCTATCTACTCCTGCAATGGATGAGTTCTATGATTCATCTGTGACTTTAGTAACATCAGAGTTTGGTACATTCATGGGCAGACATGAAAGATATCTGCAAATGTTTATGACAGATATGTGGGATTCTAAGGCTGAGTACAGTCACAAGACTAAGACATCTGGAGAATACATAATCAAAGGGCCTTGTCTTAATTGGCTAGCTTGTGCTACACCAGAACAATTTGTAGATAATTTACCAGAAGATGCACGATCTCAAGGGCTGTTATCTCGTATGTTGCCTATCTATTATGATGGTGATCGCATACCTCAATCATTAGTGCAAGAAAGAGTTAGCGACAATACAGTTAATAATTTGCGTGAGGATTTAGCGGACATAGCTAAGATGTATGGGCCAATGACTTTTGATGAAGATGCATTTAAGATTGTTGATGAAGACATCAAGGCTGGTATACCACCAGAACCTACTGATAATCATCTATCAGAGTATGTGCAACGTAGAGTATCTCACTTCATTAAGATTGCTATTGCAGTATCTGCTTCACGTAGAAGCACTCGTAAGATTATGTTAGAAGACTGGGAGTTTACAAAAGAATTATTATTTGCGGCAGAGAAACAAATGCCTAAAGCTTTAGAAGGTTTTGGTATGGGAAGAACAGGCCGTATTGCACATGATATGGTAACGTGGTTACATGGTACACTATTTAATAATGGAAGAAGTCATATGCTTTTGAAATTATTTAAAAGAGAATTGCTACGAAAGATTCCAAATCCTGGTGAGTTAGAACAAACCATCAAGGCTATGGAAGATTCTGGTTATATAAAAGTCGAAGGGAATGTGGTTTTTCCATGTCGAAAAGACGCTTAGTAATCAGTAAGTTGCGATGGGCGAAAGCTCTCGATGAACGTCCTGTGTTCATACCCTCTCCAAGGTTAACAGGCGTGAAGAGAGCTGGCGTACTTTATGAAAACAAAGTAGCTAACTATATGAAAGCTATCTATGGTGCGGAGAATGTATTGCATGGACAATGGTATCAGTATGAAGACAGAAGAGGAGTAGGTTACTGCCAATCTGACATATTAATTTTACCACATGGAGATGTAAAGGATTTGATTATATTAGAATGTAAATTAAAATCTAGAAAAGTAGCAGAGGTACAGCTTCGTTATCTATATAGACCTATAGTACAACACCTATATCCAGATACTAATATAATAATGGTACAAGTATGTAAGTTTTTAAACCCTAAAACAAAAGGAGTTATTATAGATGAGCTAGATGACATCTATAAGCAAGACTTATCTACATTATATTTAAGGACATTTGCATAATGTTGTGGACAGATCTTCACCAATATGTTATAATGTACTTTCATCACATTAATACAATCTAACTAGAGGAACTCTAATGACCAATAATTATCTGCCTACTGAATATCAACAATTTATACATACCTCTAGGTATGCACGTTTTATAGATGATGAAAAGAGAAGAGAGTCGTGGCCAGAAACTGTTACTCGTTATGTAGACTTTGTAGCAGATAACTTAGACAATAACTTTAAGTATAAATTAAATTCTAAAATAAAATCAGAACTAACCAACTCCATATTATCATTACAAGTCATGCCATCAATGAGAGCATTAATGACTGCTGGGCCTGCACTAGATAGAGACCACACTGCTGGATATAATTGTAGTTACATTCCAATAGATCATGTTAGATCTTTTGATGAAGTTATGTATATTCTTTTATGTGGTACAGGTGTAGGCTTTTCAGTAGAGCGTAGCAACATAGAGAAGTTGCCCACCATTGCAGAAGAGTTTGAAGAGAGTGATACAATAATTGTAGTACAAGATAGTAAAGCAGGTTGGGCAAGATCGTTTAGAGAACTGATTGCTATGTTATACTCTGGACAAATTCCAAAGATAGATGTATCTCGTGTACGCCCTGCTGGTTCTAGACTAAAAACTTTCGGAGGTAGAGCTAGCGGTCCTCAACCTTTAATAAATTTATTTGAGTTTACAATTAAAACATTTAAGAATGCAATAGGTAGAAGACTTAATTCTTTAGAATGTCATGATGTTGTTTGTAAAGTAGGTGAGGTTGTAGTAGTAGGGGGCGTAAGAAGATCTGCTTTAATATCTCTTAGTAATTTACAAGATGACAGAATGCGCGGAGCTAAGACTGGTCAATGGTGGATAGATGAAGGCCAACGTGCCCTCTCTAATAACTCAGCGGCCTATACTTCTAAGCCAGATATGTCAGTGTTTATTAATGAGTGGAAGAGTTTATATGATTCTAAGTCTGGTGAGCGGGGCATTTTTAATAGGCAAGCCGCCAAAAATAAAGCATCTGAGAATGGTAGAAGAGATATTGAATGGGACTTTGGTACTAACCCTTGCTCAGAAATTATACTACGACCATATCAATTCTGTAATCTTACAGAGGTAGTTATCCGTGCAACTGATAGTGAGAAAGATCTCTTAGCTAAAGTAAGAGCCGCAACTATCCTTGGTACATTTCAATCTACCTTTACTGATTTTAAATATTTACGTAAGCAATGGATACAGAATACAGAAGAAGAAAGATTGTTAGGTGTATCACTAACAGGTATTATGGACAATCAACTTACTAGTAATCCTAAGAAAGAATTCTTGATGCGTCTACGCAAAGAAGCAGTTGATACTAATAAAGAGTTTGCTAAGAAATTAGGAATACCACAATCAACAGCTATCACTTGTGTTAAACCATCTGGTACTGTTAGTCAATTAGTTGATAGTGCTTCTGGTATTCATAGCAGACACAGTCAATACTATATACGTACAGTACGTGGTGATAAGAAAGATCCTTTAACAACCTTAATGATTGAGAAAGGTATGCCACATGAACCAGATATAACTAAACCAGATTCAGTAGTTGTGTTTTCTTTTCCTATGAAAGCACCAGATGGTTGTATAACTAGAAATGATTTAACAGCTATCGATCAATTAGAAACGTGGCTAATGTATCAAAGATATTGGTGTGAACACAAACCTTCGTGCACAGTATCAGTGAGAGAACATGAGTGGTTAGATGTAGGCGCTTGGGTATACAAATATTTTGATGAGATATCTGGTGTTAGTTTCTTGCCACATTCTGAACACGTTTATCAACAAGCACCATACCAAGATATTAATAGAGAGGAATATCTTGAAGCAATTAAATCGATGCCACAAAATATAGATTGGGCAGAACTAAGCAACTATGAAGAGGAAGACAATACAACGGGATCACAGGAGTTAGCCTGCAGTTCTGGAGTATGTGAAATAGTTGATATATCGTCAAATTAACCCTTGACTTAACGCCCCTCCTAGTGTATAATATGCAATTAGGGGGGCACAAGGGGCGAATTGAAATGTAATAATTTTGGTTTGCCCCTAGCTTTTACAGGAGAACATATGAAGTACCACCCGAACTACCCATCATCAAGTAAGCCGCCAGAAAAAGTGGATCAAGAAACATTGGACAAATGGAAGAAGGATAAAACAGAAGCTATGTCTGTTGCTTATAGATTGTCACGCAGGTTAGGACAGAGAGACAAAGATCACGCACAACATTATAGAACTTACTTAGATGCGAAGAGCGATCTAGCTGAGATAAGACGCTACGAAAGAACTGGAGAATGGTCTGGTGTATTTATACCATCTGACCCTCCACAAGAAATGGTATACAGAGTTATAGCACCTGCATATCATGAAGACGGAACTTTAAAGAGTGCACCAGAAGGTGCGGTTGTAGATTGTTTCGGCAGAATAGTAAATGATTCTGATGCTAAAAAATAATATAGGAGAACATATATGATAGACAAAATACAAGAAGCAGTTAATGCAGTAGTGCTAGCCAAAGGCAATAAAGCAGAAGCGGCAAAGAACTTAGGCATACCACGTACTACATTACTAGGCAGATTAGATACAGCAGAACGAGAAGGTATTGCACCAAATGTAAATGCCCCCGATACTGCGGCGGCCTTAGTAGAGCAAAAGATTCTATATGATATGCAAATATCAGAGCTAAAGAAACAAGTAAAGGAACTGGCTTTAGATAATATTACAGCAGAACAAATAAGAAAGACAGTATTTAAACTACACAATCGTAATGCTAAACCACCTAAGTGGTTAAAGAAAAGTTCTCCAGCACACGGAGCACCTGGTGTACCTACATTATTCCTATCTGATTTACATTGGGGTGAGGTAGTTAATCCAGATGAGGTTAACAATTTAAACTCATACGATAGAGCTATAGCTAAGGCTAGACTTAAATCTACTATAGAATCTACTATAGATTTATGTACTAATCACATGGTTAATCCTAAATATCCTGGCATTGTTTTATGTTTAGGTGGAGACATGATATCTGGACACATACATGAAGAGCTTGCAGAAACGAATGATGGTACTAACATTGAGCACGTATTAGAATTGTTCGATCATCTAACGTGGGCAATCAATTCATTAGCTGATACTTTTGGTAGAGTATTTGTACCTTGTGCTTTTGGTAATCACGGCAGAATGTTTAGACAATACAGACACAAACAAGCAGCGGCCACTAGCTTTGACTGGATGTTATATACTATGCTTGAGAAA